TTAGCAAAAGCCCCAATGTCGGTAGCGGCTGATCGCTCGCTACTGTGCGTGGTCGTTTCCAATCGGGGTAGATCGTGGCCAGTTAGCGCCAGTTCGCTAAAACCCTTATGGGATATAGAAAAGGGGTAGACGGGGGCTTCTCTTGTTTCCCCAAAAAAACGCTGTGAGTGGTGAGGCTCTGAATTCCTTGCTGGCATTGGGTTTGCTGCGTCTATTTTGCCGGCGTCTCGAGCGGCCCGGTATTTGTTGCCGCGTGTTGCGTTGCATTTTCTGCAACTGCTTACCATGTTTTCTAGTGAGTTATCGCCGCCTCGGTCTACCTCTATTAAATGGTCTGCTTCGCTTGCTGGCATGCCGCACCAATGGCAAAACGGGTTTTCTGCAAGCAATATGCGTTTATTCTTTTTGTAGTCTGCTTGGCCTCGAGGTCTTGGGCCTTCACGTTTGCTAGGCATTGCTACCTTACCTTGCCAATGTTGCGCAGTGCTTCAATGTTTGTTTGTCCTAATCCTGCTAATACACAAGCAATAAATATGCTGCCATTGCCGCCTTTTGGGTCATGGAATTTTAATGTAGACGGTAACGCAATTATGGCTGCTTCGCTATTCCATAACGTATTAAACCATTTGCTTTTTGCCATTGGCGCTAAAAGTATTCCGTTTTTGTGTTCTAGCCATTTATTTACCCACGGCATAGGTTGGCTAAAAGGTGGGTTAAGAAATACCGATCCAAACCAGTTTTGTGTTAGCCCGTCATCAAGTTGCGTAAAATATTGCCGGCAAGGTGTAAATGGTGGGCCGTTTGGTGGGCTTGCTACGTCAATGTCAAACACAATACCTAACGCGTCAAATATCCATTTAGGAGTGTAATAATCATCGCTAGTTAATTCTGTTTGCTCGCTTCCAAATAAGGTTAATTGGGGGCCAGCCCCCACACCCCCTGCTAGCGCGGCGCTTGCGCGCCTTGCTATCGGTGTTGGTTGGTTACTTATCATGTCGGGCTAATCCTTGTGCGTATGTTTGTTATGTGTATGTCAATGCTTACACCATGTAAAGCCTAATGCGCTAAAGCCCCACCCACGGGGTTGCCCTAACCCGTACCCACTTACTTGCTTATGCGTGATTATGTTTACACGCTGCCGCGCCATTGGCCCGGTCATTTCGTCGCGCATGATTGCGGGCATAGCGCACTACCTACGTTGCCGTATGTTCCCAACTACCGTGCAACGGGCTTAGGGCTTGGCTAGTCCTGCGCGCTATGCGCTGGCTAGAAAACGTATGATTACTGGCAACTGGTTAGGCCGCCACACTTGCACAATTACGCCGGCTAGGTCTAAACGCTCGAGCCATTTCTCTTGTGTTTTGCGTACTACGCCTATGTCAGTTTTAAGTTCTGCGAAAACTAGCACACCCCTGCTATTAAGTAATACAAGATCGGGGAACCCGCTATCGCCCTGTATGTGTGTAGCCCATTTGCCGCGCCTGTTCATTGCTGGTAGGTCATGGTGAACCAACCAGCCATAACGTGTGGCGATCTCTATAACGCTGTTTTTAAATTGGGCTTCAAGCATTGCCATTGTCGCCGTAATCCTTGTGTATTGTTCGCGCCCAAATGTCATTAGACAAATGCTCGGTAGCCCAACGCAAATGCTGCACTACTTTATCTTTGCCCATGTAATCCACCTGCATAGTTTGCAGTTCCTCAATGAGGCGCACCATGCGTGTAAGTAGTTCTAATTGTTGTTGTACGGTCATTAGTCTGCCTTGCTACTTGGTAAACGCTTTAACGCGTCAATAACTTGCGTGGCCTGCTCGGGGTTTAATGTCTCAAGCGTTAATGCGTCGCTATCCAACGTGGCTGCAATGTAATCGTGCAGCGCGGCGTCATCAAACCCGGCGCCCTTAGCCAATGACTTAATGAAATAAACCTGCTTTTGGCTGGCCTGTTTAGGGTGCGTGCTGGTTGCTGTTTCGCGTCGAATTGGCGCTATTTGCGCGTCGGGTTTTTTAGGGTCTTGCCTCGCTTCAATTTCATTACGGCTGGCAATGCTTTTGTTTATTCCAAACCCCATGTAACCCAACGCGCGCCCTAACGCGCTAGTCATGCCTACCATAAATTCACTGTTTTTGGTGTATGGCGTTTTGCCCGGGTATGGCTCGGCAGCGGTAGCAATGCTTGGTAGCGGGTCTGTATCGTCGCGCCATACGGTAACGGTGCAACGGTAAAACGTGCTGCCGTCGGGCATAGTTACTACCTCGGCGCTTGTTTCTTGTATGCGTAAATCGGGGTAACGCTTTAACGCTTCGCTTAAACGGGTTGGTACGTCTACGTAATTGTCAATGTTAAAAGCCATTGTGTCGGGTGCCTTTTCTATTAGTCGGGTTAGTTAGTTATTTATAGCACATTGGTATAACGCGGTTGCGGGCAACATGTCCATAGGCCATAAATCGGCCTGTTTCATTGCATAACATGGCCCCGGTAGATCAGTTGCCCAACGGCCCGGGGTATTGCAACGCTTAAGGTTTGACCAGCCGGCAAGGGTTACGGTAAACGTGTCTTGGTCAATGATTGCCAAAATGTATAAACCTTTTTTGTCGTCGGCATGGGTAAGTAGGCGCCCTGTGGCGTGGTATGTCGAGCGCACTTCATAGCCAGCCACGTCGTTGGCGGTTATGTCGTAGGGCGTAAATTTGTATTCAACACCTAAATAGGCGGCTACAGCCTGTTCGCCATAGCACCCGCGTAGCCAACGGTCGTACGTTGTACTTGGCACATATAGGCGTTTTTGTACCATTTTTTTTACTTCGCACTCCATGGTTTTTTTGTAGGCAATGTCTCGAGCGTTAAATATTTGTTCGGGTGTTAGTTGTATTGCCACCATGGTTAGCCGCCTAATGCTTCGATTGCCTCGCTAATGGTTTGCCAGCCTGTTGCGTCGCCGCTTAGGTCTAGGTCAGTTGCAATACGCTTTAGCCGGGCTATTAGGTCTGCGTGTTTGGGTTTGTAGGGGATATGGGCGGGCCTGCATATTTCGTCTATAAGATCAAATACGGCCATTTGGTGTTTTGCCATTGCGTTTGCTGTCGGGTCTAACATGCGTCGGGTTTCCTCACTTATCGTGTTGTCGGGGTAGGGCTGTTCTTGCATTTACTTTGCTGTTTTCCATGGTAGCCAACCGCTGTTACGCCATATTGCCACCATGGCACGGGTGTTAATGGTTGGGTCAAATAAATCGCTGCACGTCTCTACAATGCCTTTAGCCTGCAACCAGCCAGTAGGCCAGTTGGCGTTAGGCCGGCACCAAAAACCGTTAATTTGGTAAATGGAATAACTGCCCCCGTTTGTGTCATAAGCGTTAAACGCGTCGCTTGTGCAGCGGCTCTCACGCATAGCCACTTTTAGCGCGGTGTCTAACTGATCTTGTGGCAAGCCTTCGGCTAACGCCAGCGTGGCTACCTGCGTGCATGTGTTCACGTATGCGGGCAATGTGGTTGTAGTTGGTGGGGTTGCCTCATAAACGGTTGTAGGGCTTATGGGGCGGCTTGGTGCGCTTGTCGGTGACGCTGGTAGCGCTAACGCAATGCCAGCCGCGCAAATAGTAAATAGCGCGGTAAACGCGGCTTTTAATGCAATAGTCATAATTTCTCCAATGTGTAGGGCGTTTGCCATGTACCACTAGCAATGGTCTTAAACGCTATTTGGCTGTGTAGTACTTCGAGCGTGTCCGGATTTCTAAAAATCTGTACTAACACTTGCTGGCCGTTTTCTAGTCTGCCTACAAATGCTTCATAGGTAAGGGTTTGTAGTTCGGTCATGCGCGGTAAGCCTCTTTTCGTCGGTATGAAAACGGTAGTAGGCGCGTGTTATGCGGTGGGGGATACTGGCGCAATTCCTTGTAAATATTGGGTTACCGCTGGCGGTACTTTATCGCCGGGCCAGTAAAACCAATGCCACGGCTCGGCTGGCATTACTTCAAGTGACCAACCAAAACGCGGCCCATGTTCACACATAAATTCAAACGTGGCGCCCGACATGTTTGCAAAATCACAGGCCAAACCAAGGTTATGCCGGCTGGTACCCGGTACCGCCATTGGCGCATTGCCCGGCTTAAGGTAATAGTTTTTGTTTTCGTACACTCGAGGTTTAACGCCGGGTATTGGCTCTAGTTGGTAGCGCGCTAAAAACCCTTGGCGTTGTAACGCAATGCTGCGGTAAGTATCGCCCGCGCTGGTTGGTTTGAATTGTTTTAGCCCTGCTTGAAATGCTGCGGCTCTTACTGCGTTATATGCGTTGGCGGCAAGCGGGTGCAGTTTGCCAAACGGTTTAACGTCTACTAAAAGGCTGGCTGGTAATTCACCCGGTTTAACGTGCGCCAAATTTGTCGGCAATACCAGTTTTTTAATCGGTGGGTGCATTGGTACCGGGCTTGCTCTTTAGGCCGTTTGACGCAACCAGCCCGCTAAGTGTGCCAGTAAGAAACACTAGCAACGTGCTTAAAAGGTCAATTAGTTGCGCGTCGGTTGGTGCTTGCTCGGTTGGCTGGTCTACAAACAAAATGCCGTAAATAAACGCCATAACGGTAAAAGAAAAGCAAATAGCCATTAAGCGGCCAACAAAAACTATTAGCCCTGCGTGTTGTTGTTCTGGTGTTTTATTCACATGCTGCCTTAGTGAAACATTGGTACTCAACATTTGTTTTAGAAAACGTGCAACCACTACAACCCCACATTACTACCGCTATAAAAAGCGTGTAAGCCAGTAAATAACGCCATTTCATTAACTTAGTAGCGCTGCTACTTCTGCTTCTGTTAAACCAAGTTTGGCTATTGTGTCGGCTTTTAGTTTTGCTCGGTCTGTTTCTTGCTGTGCGTTTAGTGCGTTAATGGTTTGGTCAATTTGGTACTGTTCTAATTCTGCGTCGGTCATGTCGCGCACCGTGTCGCCGTCAAGTATTTGTGGCCTAACTGATTGCATAACCGTAAACCTCGTATGTTCCGCTAATTGTTCCTGTTGCCGGGTAAAAACTTAATGCGTCAAAACTTGTAGTATTGTCAAAAAAACCGCCGCCCTGTAATGCGCCTGCCGGGTCTGCAACGCCTCTACCAGTTGTAGTTGCTACAAATGAAGTAATGCTCGATAATTGCGGCGCAAAAAACGTAGCGGTTAATGAATTCGAGCCGGGGTTAATTAAATAATTAAGCCTGCCCGCGGTTTGTGTGGTTCCGTTCCCGCCTGTGGTTGCGTTGCCGTCGGTGTATCTAGCGCCTCTGAAAGCAAATGAGTAACTTGCATTGCTGTTATCGGTTCCCGAGGTGCGCCCGCGCCAATTCAACGCTACGCCGTCGCTTGAGGCCGTAATATTTATGTTTATTAGGTAATTGCGATATGTTGCCGTAAACGTGTTGGCAGCAAGGCTTACCGCTGAAACGCTAGTAAATGAACCGCCAGTCAAATATTTAAGCGCGCCAGCCGACGCCGCGAAACTAAAATTGGCGTTAAGTGAACTAGCGGTCAATACTTCGCCCGAGGTGTACGTGGTTAATGGCATGGTTCTACTTTACGCTAAAACTGGTTGCGGGTCTTGTATATCCAGTTTGCCGTAAATTGGGTCATTTAATATGAACTCGTAAACAATTACGGTAGGGGCCGTGTAAAAGGTAACGCGGTGGCCGGTCACAAAATCTAGGCGGTGTTCCACGCCTTCGACGCTTAACTCTTGGGCTACTTCCCCGCCTGTAAGGGTGTTAGTTATCGTAATCGTGTCGCCAATGTCTACTAGGGCTAGGTTTTCGCGTTGCGCGTTAGTAAGCATTAGGTAATCGGTTTGTACCCCGGTAAAGGTTGGTTCGGGTTCCCCAACCAAAAGGTAATTAGCAAGCGCCAGCGCCGCCGTATCGTTATGTAAAAGGCTGTTTGTAATGCTTGTGCTTTGAATTAGGTATTTGGTTTGGCTGGCTAGATCGTCGGCTACTTGTGGGCTAGTTGCGCCTAGGTGTTGAATACTGGCGCGGTTTATGATCTGATCGGCGTTATAGGTTATGGCCAAATTGTTGTATGGAATTTGGGTGCCGTCATCGTGAAAATCGGCAACACTACCGCTTAACGTGGCGCCTACTCGAGCGTCAAAATTTATTACCCCTGTGCGCGACATAAAAATACGGCCCTGCTCGGCGGCCTGTATTTGGTCAATGTAAGCCTTTACGTTGGTGCCGTCGGCAACGGTGTAGGCCGCTGCACCGCCAAGGGTTTGGGTGCCAGTAGCAATGTTTCGGCTGGCTGCGGGGTAGGCAACCTCGGGTAAATCTAAAACGGCTGATAAACGGGCGCTGCTTAATTCCTCGGATACGTTGAATTCTGCCATTGTCGTTTGGGCTAATAAATAGAAATCGTCGGCGCAATACACGGTAACCATGTTGTTGCCGCCTAATTCGTAACTGTAGTCATAGTTCACGATCTGCCCTACAAATAACGCTATAAACGTGTTGGTGCTGTCGTAACGGCCAAACGATACGCGCCGCAATGGGGCTAACGTGAATTGCCCGGCGGGGTCTACATAGGGGCTGTTTGAATACAGCGGGTTTAATATGCCGCCCGCTAGCGTGTCATCTAAGGTAAACGTCATTGTGCCGGCGCTGAATTGGTCGCCTATTTCTCGACGCCCACGGTTTACGCTTACTGCTTTGCTGTACTCAAGCATTGGGGCAAACTCGGTTACGCCGTCTAAAACAAATTCGGTGTTATTTAGCACCCCGCGCGTGCTGTTATCTAGGGTAAACGCGTTAAGCATAAACCCGGTATCTATGAATAGTTCATAGTCTCCGCTGGCTACTACTGACGTGGGCATTATGCAACCGCAATATTGGCCGGGCCTGCCGCCCTGTTATATGCGCGTATTGAATTTATGATTACTTCGCCAGTTTGTGCGGTTGGCACAAGGGTAGACAAGTTAATAGTTATGTCTCCGCCACCTGTAACGCCCATGCTCTGCCCTGTTTGTATTGGCGTTACTGACGGCACGGTAGGGCGTTGGATTGCTTCGCTAAACCCTGCACTAATTCCCTTAATGTCTGCCAGTTTTAAGCCTTTGGCTTTTAGGAGTTTTTGGGCTTCTGCAAATGCTGCTTCAACACCCTGCAAATAAGACTGGGCATTAGATACGCCAGCACCAAACCATTGCTGGGCGGCTTGCGTGCCAATGGTAGCGGCTGCGTTTTCGGCTGCCATAACCAGTTCGTTAGTTTCTTTAATGGCGCTCGAGCCACCCGCGATTAGTTCGGCTGCAATGGCCGCGCCGCTTTCACCGCCAGCGTCTAACACGGCTTGTAACGCTTGCTGGCTTAATCCCATGCCAAGCAAGGTTTTAACGTCGGCACCGTATTTAACAATACCTGCTACCTGATCGCGCAAACCTTGTAGAAACCCGGCGCCTGTTTCGTCGCCAGCCTCTTTAGCGTCAGCAAAACTAAACGCGTCTTTAATGCTGTCGCTTACCTCGGTAGCAAAATCGTTAAACGCTGTTTGTGCGTCTGCTAGTTGGGTTTTGGCGTCATCTAACGCGGCTTCTAAATATTTCTTTAATGCGTCGCTTGCCTCTTTTATGCGGTCTGCCATTTTCTTTGCTGCGTCACCAGCACCGCCAAGCCCCTTAGTAACGGTTTCTAGTTTTGGCGTGATCTCGCTTAACTGTGGGCCAAACGGTTTTACGGTTTCTACCGTGGTTTTGGTTGCAGCCTTAAACGCTAGAAACGCGCCCGCTGCAACTACTAGCCCGGCTGCGATTGCGGCAGCACCAACACCAATGGTTAGCGCCGTATTGGCTGCGGCAGCCGACGCCGCAAGTGACCAGTTAAGCGCGGTAGTTACTACGGTTACCGCGTTGGCAATTAGTTGCGCGGCCTTAAATCCGATAAGCGCCGTGCTGATTGCGGCAATAGCGGTACCAACGGCCATAAGCGTACCTACGTGGTCTTGCGCCCATGTACCAAAACTAATGAGGTATGGCAGCACCGCTTCGACGGCTGGCAATAACGCCAACCCTATGCTTTCCTGTACCTCACCTAATGCGACGCCTAAGCGCTTAAATTTGCCTTCCGCGGTATTCGCTGCCACGGCTGCCGAGCCACCAAATGTTTTAGCCAGCGTGGCCATAACGGTTTCAAGGTCTGCGCCGTCTTTAATCATGGCGTACAACTCGGGGCTTAACTGGCGTAACGCTTTAAAGTTGCCCCCATACGCTTTTGCTAACGCGTCGCTGACGCTGGCAAGGTCTGTGCCTGTGCCGGCTGAAATATCCATAGCCAGTTGTAAGGCTTCATTTGCTTGCGCTAAATCTTTAGTACCTAAAATTAGTGACGCATAGGCGGGGCGTAACTGATCGTCGGCCACGCCAGTTGCCATTTGCATAGCGCTAATTTGTTTTTCTGTTGCTGCTACTTGTGCGTCGGTAGCACCTACGACGTTTTGCAAGGTTTTGGCTAATTGGGCTTGTGCGGCGCTGTCCTCAACGGCGGCTTTAATGCTGTAACCAGCGGCAGCGGTAAGCGCGCCCATGGCTGCCACGGCTGGCAAAAACGCTTTACCCGCTATGTATCCGGCGCGCTCTGAATTAGTCTCGAGCGCCTTTAGTTGGGTAATGGCTTTCTTAAATCCGTCACCGTCAAGGCTCGAAATAATCGGTATGTTAATTGCCATGGGTTACCGCCAGTTTTCGGTTCAATTTTGCACTTACCGCGTCTACGATCTCTAACACTTTTTGTTCCACCGCGCCACGGTTATTTTCTACTGCTTTATCTATTGCACGCGGTTGCGGGCCTACCTCGGCATTTAGATTGGTAACAAACATACTGGTTGTGTTACGCCCGGCATGGTCATAAATTGCGCCCGCTGCGTTGGCCTGTTGAATAACCATTAACTGGTAAGGCTTACTGCCAAATACCACCTGTTCTTGGTGGGTTATTACGCCGTCGGTAGTGCGATTAAAATTCACGTAGCGTTCCTTGCTGGCGCGCACACCAACTTTAACCTTAAAACCTTTTTGCACCGCGTCGGTACGCCATGACGTCTCGCGGCCTTTAATCAGATTGCCTCGAACCATGCCCGACAATGGTGCGCCGTTACCTTTGCTGTTATCAAAATGGGCAACCATGCTACGCGCTTCGCTAATGATCTGTTCACCCGCGCCCTGTATGTCTTTAGTTACTTGCCGGCGGTATTGTTTATCAAAATCGTTTAACTCTTTTAGCGCCTCTTTAATGCCTAATACTTGTACTGACGCGCGCGCTGGCATTACTTACCGCCGCGCTGTTTGTTTAGTATTTCAATGGTGGCGTGCATATCGTCTAACTCAAATGTTACTTCACTAGGCCAAAACCCTGTGGCTACTAAAATTTCGGCCAGCGCTCTACGCACCGTGCCGTTTAGGCTTTTGGGTCTGCCTGCTCTACCACTTCAATAGACGCCAGCAAACTAATAAACTGGTCAAGTGTGCCGGGTACCGTAGTGCCGCTTAACCGTGTTGCCTCGTAACACAAATAGGCTAAATCCTCAACGCCAACGCCTTGCGCCATTTCTGACGCCTTGCGCTTAAATTTGCGTTCCCAACTAACAATGGTCATTAAGTTAGTCGTTACTTCATTTGTGCTGCCGTCGTTAAACGTAGCCTTAAGTCGTAGTTGCATTATGAACCTGCTTTCGTGTCGGGCCGTTGCCGGCTTTAATTAAACTTCAACTACCGAGTACACCCCGCCGGTAAAGGTTACGCTTACTTCCCCGAGCGAGCCTAGGGCCATAGTGTATGGTATGGCTTCCAAGTAGGCCCCGGTTAGTGTCATGGTTGGATTGGTGGCAGTACCCGGGCTGGTTGCTGACGGCGACCATGAAACGGTTACTTGTGTGCCAACCAAACTCTTTAGCGTGGCGTAAGTTTCTGACGCTGCAAACGACGCGTAAAGGTCAAGTTGCAAAGTTGAATTCTCGAGGCCCGACGTGTAAACGCGTGACGTTGAACCAAACGCGGTGCTTTCCAATGCTTCAATGGTGCGCGTAAAAACCAAGCCATGGCATTGGTCTTGCAGCGAAACGCTGTTTACGGTTACGTTTGGGTTGCTTAGGTAAGTGCTGGTTGCCATAGTGCTTTAATCCTTTGGTGTGTTCTTGCTATTAGTTTTAGCATGTTTTGGGGTTTCGTTTGCGGATT